GCGGCTCAAACAAATCAAGCACGGTTGGCTCAACAAACTCGCGCTGAAGCAAAGTTCAAATCTTCCGCAGATAGGATCAAACAGCAAATTGACAGAGGCTTAACTTCGGTAAGCCAACGTGATGCAGGGCAAACTTTGCTCAATGCGGCCAAGGCTGAACAACAAACGGCTAAAGCAACAATTACCGAACCTGCGTACAACCGAGCGTTTGCGGCGGCTGGCGATGCCAAGATTAACGTCACAAACGTGATCGACGAGGCCGAATCTATTCTTGGTCGTAAGCTGTCAACGTTTGACCCAAGCACCGCGCCATCAACAGTCTCTAAGCTGCTTTCTTTACAACCCCCCGCGCCTGTGGCAAAACCTATTGGTTCTGGCTTAGTGGCGTCCCGCATAAAAACAGCTACGCCTTCAAGGCCTGCGCCTGAAGTTACGTTGGCAGAACTTGATGACGTTCGCAAAGCTATCAACGCTGATATTGCGTCAGCAGCTAGGTCTAGCGATCCGTCTGCCGCTGTTACGCTTCGTAATTTAGGCAAGCTGCACAGCGCAATTGATGACGCCGTTAACGGCAGTTCCACATTGCCTGCGGATGCAAAAACGCTTTACAAAGACGCGCTGGACACATACCGCACAGAATACGCGCCTAAATTTAAGACAGGTGTTAATGCAAATCTGTTTAAACAAACTTCGCTTAACGAACCTCGGCTTAATCCTGACGACGTAATCAAGACTTACTTTCAGCCTAAAGGTGAACGGGAAGCCCAGCAGTTTGTGACGATGTTTGGTAAAAACGCCGACGCAACTCGCGTAGCACGGGCAGGCATTGAAGATTTGTACCGCAGAGAGGTTACAGACGCAGCAGGCCGGGTAACACCAGAATCACACGCCAAATTTTTGAAAAAGTACGCTGATCCAATTCGCATTTTGGATGGTGCGGGCATGAGTCTTAGCCCTCGGTTGGACGCAGTAGTTAAAGACGCAGCTCGGTTGGCAAAAATTGAATCGCTTGCAGCATCTAGCCAAAACAAACTTGCGCCGCCACTTCCCCCTGGATCAAATGCTCTGGCAATTGAAAAACGAATTTCTGAGTTGACTAAAGGGCTTACACCCCAGCAACTGTCCCATGTAAACGCGGTTCGTGACGATCTATTGCGCGAAGGAAATTATCAGCGTCTTGTTGACGCAGGCGCAAAAGCTGACATAAAAGTGCGCGGGTTGGGAACTGAAACAGGCCGCGAAATAGGCTTGCCATTGCCTAATTTTTTATCTGTCCCAATCACAATTTTTAACAATACGTTTAAAAAACTTGCGCTTAGGATGGACGACAAAATTGCAATGGAAATTGCCCGCGAAATGACTAGTCCGGCCAAGGCCGCTGATATGGTAGAGTCCGCCATGCTTTTGCGTCGGGGCCGTGAAATAAATCAAGCGCCTGAATTTTATGGTCGTGCTGCCGCGCAATTTGGCAACGAATTGTCACGACGCGCTGAACCTATGCAACAGAACCAAAACGCCATGACGCAGTAGGAACACATATGTACTACCTCAATGCTTTCAACGAGATGCTGCGTAAACGTCGGCAGCAAAACAACATGATGAATGGCGGTGGGCAGGACTACCCAAGCAGAGATTACGCTAGGCCGTCTGGGCCAGATGCACTCGGGTTAGGCCCAGCGCAAGATCGGAATGCTTTTCGGGATACGCTCAACAGTATGTCGCCCATGTCGCGGTTTGCTGTGGGCATGATGCCTGTCATTGGCCCAGCGTTCAATGCTGGAAGGTTAGTTGACGCAGGTATATCGGCATACCAAAATTCGCAGCTTGCGCCAAGCCGGGACGCCAGAGAACGGGCGCAAGATCGATTTAGGGCGTCTGAAATAGCTGACATGAATGCGCCCATGCAGAACACACCGCAACAGTCATTTCAAACTGGTGAAATCACTGCTAATCGTGCAGCGACCGATTACACAGATTACAGTGATGTCTTTACTGATCGCACTTCTACTGCTGTACCTTCAACCATAGCGCCGCCATCAACTCTTGACACCACCACATTCGGGGGTGACGCAGCCGCTGCTGGCCCTGGAGCCGGATTTGGCGGTAATGTCGGCACGGGTGATTTTGGTGGAAGTCCTGCTGATGCTGCTGATATGGGTTACGCCCACGGCGGCATGGTAGATGCCCGTCACCTCAAAGGCCGCGCTCCTGCTCCAGACGATGGCTACGGTGCTTTGCAGGGTGGCGAGTACGTTATCACTAAGGCGGCGGTGGAGAAGTACGGCAAGCGTTTGCTCGACGCAATTAATAACGGGACATTCCGATGACTGACGATGATTTCCGCCGCCTTGAAAGCAAGGTCGACAAGCTGACGGATGCCGTGGGCAAGCTGATCCTGTTTGAAGAACGTCAGGCTAACCAAGGTGCAAGGATTGGTGATGTTGAAACCAAGATTGAAGTTCATGATGTTCACTTGCAGCGCATCGACAAGAAGGTCGACCAGTGGGTCAATCGCGGCGTCGGTGTCTGGGCAGCAGCAGCCATCGTCTATTCACTCATCCAGTTTTGGAAGAAATGATTGACGTAACCAAGGCCATTGGAGCCGTTGCTGCAAGCATTGCGGCAATTGGTGGGGGCTATACCCTTGCTGACAAGTTTGGATGGTTTGACAGAACCATTCTTGAATGGCATCCAGAACATTTCAAGATCACGGCAGAGGCTGGCAAACCAATCGCAGTCACTGTTGCGCGGGTTAAAAAACGTGATGATTGCTCGGTAGAGAGTTTTACGCCAAGCGTTCGTGATGCCGCAGGCATGGTGCATGAAGCCACCACTACAGCAAGCAAGTTTAGCGGCCCAGCAGGGCCACAGATTGATACGTTTACCTACCAATTGACGATGGTGAGGAAAGAGAAGATTGCGCCTGGGTCAGCTACTTTGCTGGCGACCATCAAGTACAAATGCCCAGAGGGTGAGCGCGTTGTGCAGTATCCCCGACATGCCAATCTTATCCTCTACTTGAAGGGATAACTGATATGGACTGGCTCAAACAAATCGCACCAACGATTGCCACGGCTCTTGGTGGCCCATTGGCTGGCATGGCGGTGTCTGCTATCTCCAAGGCCATCGGCGTGGATGAAGCAAAGGTTGGCGACCTAATCAGCAACAACAAGCTGACCGCTGACCAGATCGCGCAGGTCAAGCTGGCTGAGATTGAACTCCAAAAGCAGGCGCAAGAACTTGGCTTGAACTTTGAAAAGCTAGAGGTTGAAGACCGCAAGAGCGCCAGGGATATGCAGGCCACGACTCGCTCAATGATGCCGCCATTGCTTGCTGGCGCTGTGACAGTGGGCTTCTTTGGCATCATGGTGATGATGTTCTTCAACCAAATTGACAGCAGCAACCCCGCTATTTTGATGATGCTGGGCAGTTTGGGCACCGCCTGGACTGGCATCATTGCTTACTACTTTGGTTCTTCTGCTGGCAGCCAAGCCAAAACTGATTTGTTGAGCAAAAAATGACCCCACACTTTACGCTTGCCGAGTTGACGCACACTGACCACCGGCTGCTGGACAACACGCCGAATGTTGCTGAACTGGCAAACCTGCAAAGGCTGGCTGAGTTTCTAGAGACAGTCAAAACAGCGCTTGGCGGTAAGCCAATAATGATCAACTCAGCGTTTCGCTCCAAGGCCGTGAATGACGCTGTGGGCAGCAAAGATACCTCTCAGCATAGGCAAGGCTTGGCAGCAGACTTCCGAGTGCCTGGGATGGTTCCTGATGCCGTTGTGAGGGCAATCATTGCAGCCAATCTTCCGTTTGACCAGATCATCCGCGAGTTTGACGCTTGGACGCACATCAGCATCAGCGACAAACCCCGGCGTCAGGCGCTAATCATTGACAAGCAGGGAACTCGGGTTTTTGCGTAGCAGTTTCATAGCATCCCGCAGGTCTTGACGTAGCTGCTCAAGCGCCTCCTGCTGGGCCTGTAGCCGTAGGTAGGCGTCCAGGGCGAATTTGTCCAGCGTCTGACGCTCCCAAGCCGGGAAGTTTGGTAGATCGTTCAATTTGATTCCTTATCCATTCAGGGCCACCAAGCTGCAATAGTTTGATGCGCTGTGCCTTGCTGAGTTTAACGGTGTACACCACCTCAAGATTTTGGGTGGGACGTTTCAAGGGCGTTTCCTTGGAAGTGCCGCCCAAAATTCCCAGAACTGTGTCTCACCGGGCCGGTGGAAATACTGACCCAGCGAAGCCACGCCACCGCGCCCAAGCAGCAGAACTTTCACGCCGGTCGGTGTTGTGTGGTCAATCGGTATCCAGTAATAATCGTTCGACACCACGGCAGCCTTGGTGCTGTCCAGCCGGAACTTCTGCTCCATCTCAATACGCTCAAATTCATCGTCTTCAGTGATCATTTTTAGCTTTCAGTTTGGCTTCCACAGTACGGGCAAACTCAATCCACTTGCTGCCGTAAACATTGTTCCTGTCAAACAAATCAAGTATCTCTTCTGCTTCCAGACCTACCCACTCACGCTTCTTTTGCAAGTCTTTAATGATCTGGTGGCAGTTCATCACTTCTTCACGCAGATGCTCAAGTTCACTACTTGCTATTTTCATGTGTTGCGCTCCTGTAGAATCTTTTGGGCTACATACATCCCAGCGTGAAACGCCAGCTTCATCTGTGAAGTAATCGGGGCAGACTCTCGGTTTACATCCTCGTCCGTCAGCCCTACCCACGGGCGCTGTGAGCAAACGTGACCGCAGCGGGGGCAGTCAACCTGCTCGGGCTGTGCTGCGGGTGGGGTAATGTAGAGATGTGTCCCTATTGGCAGCCCGTCAATGTCGGATTCCTCAAAGTCAATATCACGTTTTTCCGGTGCTCCATAACAAACCCGCGCCACCGGCTCCTGCTCTGGCTTGGTCATTCTGAAATCTCCATAAGTGCGCGTTTTGCTTTTTCCATCCACCACAGTGCTTCGCCACCATCAGCGCAAGACGATGCAAAGTACAACGCGCCATCAGCATCTTCACCAATCACCCATACGCGCTTTGGCTTGGCGTCAATGGCGGCTTGCAGTACGCGCTCAACATCTAAATCTAGCGTTGTAATAACCGGCAGTACGGTTACTTTTTCGATGAGTTTCATAGCTTCGGCTCCCCCATAAATGTTGGGCTGTGTTGTTCGTGTATCTCGTTCATTGCGCTGCGGTACTCAGACAAAACTTGCATTGCGGATTTGTACCATTTGTTGCTGTATGCCCCGTCACTCAGTACGCACTCAAGCTCAAGAGCCATGCGGTGAGCAAAGCGGTCAGCCACCTCGGTCATTGGCCCCTGCTCTGGCTGCTCCAGTGCGGTGCGTAGGGCGGTGATTGGCCCGACTACCTTCAATAAATCTGGCAACTGGAGTGACAAATACACACCCTCCAACGCCTCCAGCGCCTCCTGCATTACTTCTCTGTCAGTCATGTGTTTCTCCTTGCTCTGATGGCACGGGCGAAATAGTCGCTCCACACTTGGCCATGATAGATAATTGTTTCCTTCGCTTTGTCATCACACAACTTCGCGCATTCCTCACGTTCGGCAGCGGCAACTAACGCAACAAACGTCTCCAACTCAGTCTCTGTAAACAGTACGCCATCATGCCGCCCCATGAAGAGCACGGGGTATACAGCGCCAACAGAGTCTGCTAGTTCTTTGGTTTTTTCTTTCACGTATTCCCCCTTGCTCTGATGGCAGTTGCCGCGTGACTTGTACTAAACCCGCACATGATGCAGCCGCCATCACCGCGTCTGGCAAACGGAACCAGTTCAGGCACTGCGTCAAACATCTGCGCTATCGTCTCGCGTTCGACAGCCGCACCTTTCGGCATACAAAACTGTTGGCACGTAGAAAAGTTTCCACAACAGGGCTGCGCCATTACGTAGGCGGCAACAAGGTTGGCAAAGTGTTGAAGGATTTCCCATTCGTAATCCAGCAGTGTGTCAAGAGGTCCGCACACTCTCCCGAGGTCACACTCCAGCGCCATGCGGATGATGTCGTCTTTGCTCATGCTTCATCCCTCTTTATGTGTCCGATCACTACTGCAATCACATCGCCTGTCTTGCCAAATGCTTTAGTTGCGTTCATCGCCAGTAGCAGCGCCCGTTCAAACTCTGCTTTGCCGTACTCAACCATCTGAGCCTCGGTGTAGCCAACCAGTCCGTGGCATTTAGGAAGCGATGTTTTCATGTCAAGTACCCCACTAAAAAAGCAAACGCCGCCAGCGAGATCGTGGTGATCGCTACCGCAATGGTTAGTGCAAGCCAGTCGGGTTTGTACAGGTCTTCGATCTCGTCGTCTTGGTTGTGGTCAGTCATTTGGCTTCTCCTTTGGCTATTGCCGCACGGGCTTGAACAATCCAATGGTTGTTCTCCGCACCAGTTAAATGGTTACGCTTGATGTAGTCCAGCGTTTCGTTAACGCCTTGCTTCAACGCCGCCAGCAACTCTTCCTTCACTTCAAGCATTGCATTGCTGAGCAAAACTTCTTCGACCAAATCAGATTGAAGTTCCGTTACCTCATCATGCAACCGGCGCAGTTCGGCGGCGGCTTCTTTTCCACTTTTCGGGAAACGCCGCTGTAGTTGATCAGCCAGTCTCAATGCTTCTGGTTGTGTAATCACTTTACCTCCCGTGCGTGAAGCATTGCGTCTGCCATTGCGTAGGCCAGTCGGGCAATGTCTATATCGGTTAAAGGATCAGGGCCACCACTTCCGTCAGGCTCTGTTACGTGGTCAGGACAAGCATAAATACCCTCCATCGCCTTCGCCGCAAAGTAATCGCGCAGGGTCATGCCTGTGTATTCGTGCTGTTCAAATGCGGCACTCGGAAACGCTGGGCCTCCTGTGTTACTCATGTCCGATTCCCCCGTGATGGCAGACTAAACGCTCGCAGGCTTCCAGCCCGTGGCACCTGTGCGGTGTAATCACCATCACCAGTTCTGTACTTGCCGCGCTGCCACAAATCGTTTTGAGGGCCGGTAACTTCACCGGGCAACTTCTGGCGCTCGATGTACTTGCCCATGCTTTGTCGTGCTTCTCGGCTCAAGGTTAGGCTCGGGGTACGCACCATATGCGTCGGTGTGCGGTTTACTTTGATTTCTTCTAGGATGCTCATAGCGGACTCTCTTCGTGATTTGCAGGGTTAAACGGCATTGGCGGTACAGGCCGGTTAGGTGGTAGCTGGGTAGGAAAGGGCCAGATGTTCATACTTTCTCCGCGTCGGCCAAGAACTTGCGCAGGCGTTTAATCCTGGCGTCCTCGTAGCTGACCACACTGCTGGCGTATTCCATAGCACTGTGGGCTTCCAAGCGGTGCAGTTCAGCCTCTGCAAGTTCAGTAGCCGCCATCTCAACGGGCGTAAGGCGGCGGGTTATCCTCTTAAATTGTTGCGTCAATGTCATGGTCTCTTTCCTTCTTTTAGTATCTCCAGCCGTTCCCGGTTGGCGCGTAAGGTGCAGTAGCGTTGGTGGATGCGCTCTAGCATCTTCACGCGCTTATGCACCCGTTTCTCTTCCTCCAACATAGCCAGCAATTGCTCTTCGCCGTACTCGTTAGCTTCCTGATGAAATTTTCGCCAAGTTATCAATTCTCTTCTCCAGTTCGGCAATGTGCGCCACCACCTTGTTGTAGGCCCGTGACGCGCTGTTGTGCGTCCGGGTGCGGATTGCAAGTTCGGCTTGGGCTGCTTTAAGCCTTGCCTTCAGTTGTGTGAGTCGGTTCACTTCAGTGCCTCCAGTGCGATGTCAGAAATGGCGCGTTTGTCATGGAGCGCCGCCCATATCTTTTCGTCTACGGTCTTGTTCGCCACCATGACGTAACACCACACATCGTGCCGCTGGCCGCTGCGGTGCAGGCGCCCGATGGTCTGTTCGTACAGTTCCAGCGACCAGGGCAGCGACAAGAAGATGATCTTGCTGCCGCCGTGTTGCAGATTCAGGCCGTGGCCCGCCGACTTAGGGTGCGCCAGCAGCAGCTCGACCTTGCCCGCGTTCCAGCGTTCAATGGCGTCTGGCTCGTCCAGCGTCACGGCGCGAGGGTGGCGGCGCTTGAGTTCGGCCAACTCTTCCTTGTAGGTGTAGGCGATGATGGTGTTGGCGTGTTGGTTCTCGTCCAGCAGGTCGTCCAGGGCGTCGAACTTGGTCGAGTCAAACCAGACCGTCGAGTCGCCATACACGAACCCGGACGCCATCTGTTGCAGCTTGGCCGCGACCACACCAGCGTTAACGGCCACCGCCTGGGCGTCGGGGAACTGCGCCACAAACTCCTTCTTCATTTGGTCGTAAGGCTTGCGGTTGACCATGTCGAACCGCACCGGCACGGTGTGCAGTTGGGGCAGCTTGTCCTTGTACTCGCCCGGCTCCAGCACGAACGTGGCGGGCTTGATCCGCTCCATGACCAACTCCAGCGCACCTGGGCGCGGCTCCCACTGGTTG